CCCCCCAGCGTTCCGCCGCCCACGCCCCGACCCCAGCCCCCCTACCCCGACCTAGCACGCCCCGCCCCCCACGCTCCTCCACTCTCCTTTTTTAATGATACGGCGACCACCGAGATCTACACTCTTTCCCTACACGACGCTCTTCCGATCTCAATTTGCGGAGGCTTTCCGTGCCAAGCTTTCAGCATTGCTGGACATCGAAGAGGATTCGAAGATACTAGAGGAACTCTCTTCTTTGAAATCGCAAGGTTCGCCTCTATACTCAAACCTAAGTATTTATTCCTTGAAAATGTCAAAGGACTCCTCAACCACGACAAAGGAGATACCTTTGAGGTCATCCTCTCAGCGTTGGATGAACTCGGGTATGATGTGGAATGGCAAGTGCTTAACAGCAAGGATTTCGGAGTACCACAAAACCGGGAACGTGTGTTCATTATCGGACATCTTAGAGGACAACGTGGACGAAAGATTTTTCCTATCGGAGGAAATGGTGCAACGATTGATTGTGAACAACCAAAAATAAATAAGGTTGGTAACATCAGAAAAAAAGGCAAGTCTCAGAGTGGCGATGTGGTTTCAGTTGACTCTTTGGCGCCTACTCTTTGCAACACCACAACACAGAAAGAGCCTTTAAAAATATTGCTCGCCGGCAATCTACCAGGATCACACGAACAAAATGGCAGAGTCTATGATCAGGAAGGTATTTCCCCAACTATAAACACAATGCAAGGTGGGGACAGACAGCCCAAAATACTTGTCCGTGAAGCAACTAAGCAAGGTTATACTGAAGCAAGCGTGGGTGATAGTGTTAACTTAGCACATCCGAACTCTAAAACACGCAGAGGGAGAGTTGGGAAACAGATTGCTAATACTCTATTGACCGGCGAGAGCCAAGGTGTGGTGGAGCCTAGTTTCCGCATTCGCAAATTAACACCTCGTGAGTGTTGGAGATTGCAAGGTTTCCCAGATTGGGCGTTTGATAAAGCGCAAGAAGTAAACAGTAACAGTCAGCTATATAAGCAAGCTGGGAACAGCGTTACTGTGAATGTCATTAAAGAAATAGCGAGGTATTTATGAAACATAAAGATCTAACCATTGCCACAATTCTGCTAGTGGTGTCGCTAGCGATTAATGTGACTACTGTTCTACGAGTGGTTAACAGACCAGTAGAAGCTATTGTCGTGCACAAGGCTGATAACGCCGTGGGATTACATGGCAAGGTAACTGGAAAATCTATGGTCGGAAAGCTCTACACGATTGATTGTGTAGCTTATGGTAAGTTTCTAGTTAGTAAGGAGCAGTATGACAGCGTGCAGGTCGGGGATGATATCCCTAGCTACTTAAGGGGGCGTGGCTCATGAGCAAAAACTACAAATATTCAGGGCTGACACCAGAGCTGCACCAGCGGTTAGTCAGTGAGCATACAGCACTTAAAGAAGCACATCCAAGGGATTACAAGCAGTTTTTCCAAGATGTAAAACAGTGCAGCGAGAAACAAGCGATTATCATTTTGCAAGCGTTCAATAATGCAGTCATGGAGCGTCAGAGAATCTCACCTCAAACAGTCGATAGGCTAGAAGGCATCATTTCGGATGAACTTTATCACGACCTTAAAGCATATCTATCCAAGAATTATACAAGAGGGAAAACCACGCGCCAATTTTTGGATAAAACAAACGCAGGACTTCCAGAGCACCTTTTCAAGCGGTTCCGTGAAGAAGTGGAAGCACTGCGCAAGGAACACCCTAACAATCTAAACAACTATATTAGAGAGGTTAAAGGGTGCGATAAGAAAACAGCTGACAAAACCCAAAAAGCCCTCAATTGTTGCTATGTGGAGAAAGCTGCCCTAACGCCTTTGAAAGCTATTCAAATGGAAGGGCTAATTTCAAGAGAGTTATTCAGTGAGATTATCGACTTTGTTTTCAATAACTACGAATGGTCTGAGAAACTAGACAACGAAGTTGACCGCATCATACTTAAATATAGAACTAGGGGCAAAGTTGGGCGTAATAAGGTTACAGTCAGAAAAGCCTTATATAAAGCCTACATGTTAGGTGTGTAGCTAGAACGGTTTACGAGGGTTCGACTCCCTTACTAGCTATTACCAGTCAATCTAAATATAGAATCGAGGAATCCTTTATTTTTTCATTCAAATCAAGCTGAAGCGTGACTGGTCGTGGATGCACCCAAATCCAGTAAATAATAAGTTATAGAATCGAGGAACCTTTTTTATTTCGTTCACAAATCTAAAGCGTGTTACTGGTGGCGTGATTATTCAAGGCTTATGCCTGCGAGCAGATATAGGTCAGAAATCTCCATAATTCATCCGACTTAATTCTTGTATTATTTCAAAAACGAAAGGGGAATGTCCCCGATAATGATTTCACTATATCTGGCTGGAGTGGTTGCTCAAGGGGTTCGATTCCTCTTGCCAGCTATTGTCTGTCAAAACACTAAAAATAAAATGGATATAGATTTTTAGTGGATTGAACACTTTTCGACACTTTTTCGACACTCGTCGAGCTGACAGACCTCGACATCAAAAATCCAGTAAATAAATAATTAGAATCGAGGAATCCTTTTTTATTTTATTACCCTAGCCTTGCATTGCTGGTGGCATGGCTAAATTTAAAGCATGGGAGGTGGTACCCTAATCCTTCTTTATTCTTGTATAAAAAAAGACCCAGACTAATGCCTAGGACTGTTCAAACGCTGATAATATTATTATACCATAAAGGAAACGAATTTATGAGAACAGTTGAACGGCTGCAACAAATCAAAGCACTTGATAGATATATTGACAGTCAGATAGAACAGATTAAAAGACTGGAATCACAAGCGCTCAAAGTGACGGCTGGAGCTATGCAGACTGACATGGTACAAGGCGGTAAGCGTAAGGGTAAGGATGACATCTATGTGGAGCTTATGACGGCAAGGGAGGAAGTGGAACGTTTCACTGCCGAGGCTATTAAGCAAAAGCTAGAGTTTCGCCGGCAGATAGCAAACGTGGGGGATATAGATGCACGCTCCCTACTCCAAATGGTATATATAGACCAGCTGGATATCTGGCAGATATGCGACCGCATGGGCTTTAGTAAGGCTACCTACTACGTTAAGTTAAGACAAGCTGAGAAGTATTTGGACTAATCTACAGTGGTATATACCAATTCATACTCCACTATACTATGGTCGTGGTAATATAGTATTATCGAATCAGAAGGACACAGTGGTGTTCTTCTTTTATTTTATCTGAAAGGAGGTATGCCAATGCCAATGGTCAGACGATGTAAGGCAGAGGGGTGCCGTGCCTTAGCAGAGAGACCAGCACACTACTGTACGACACACCACAGTATGGAAGCAGCATACATGGAAGAGAGGCAGAGATACTCACGCACTAGATACAACAAACGAGTGAGGAACAGAGATGATGAGAGCAAGGAACGGTATGCGTTCTATCGCTCAAAGATTTGGCCTTCTATTCGTGAGGTTGCTTTGCAACGTGACAGCTATCTATGTCAGTACTGTCTAGCGTTGGGTGTGGTCACACCCAACGCACGCATAGGCGACCACGTTACACCCGTTGAAATTGCGCCAGAACTTAGGACGGAAATTTCAAACGTGGTAGCAACGTGCAGAAGCTGCGATAACACCAAGAGGACACTAGAGCAAGAAATCTATGGGACTGGTCAAAATAGGACGAAACAAAACACGGAGCTACGACTTTCCGTGGCAGCGTGGGCAGGTTTAATAGCCCGGAAAAAACAGGACGTCGTTAAACCCCTCTAATAAGCCCATAGCACGATTTTATAATAAGGGTGGTATAATAACCCTCGACACGATTTAAAATTGACCCCCGCCCCCTTCTCGTGCCAAGGAGAGCCGCCACAAGGTGTTCTCTTGTATCGCACGCCAATTTTGAGGGCTTTTAAGCGGTGTCATAATCGAAAATAGAAAGGAGGGTGCGATGTGGTCAAGAATCCATACTTTAAACAAAATTCGGGGCGTTTACCCACGGACCCTCCGAACTACTTAGGGACGGTGGCTAGAGAGACTTGGCGTAAAATCATTCCGTTTTTAGAAGCAACAGAAAAGGTCGAACGCATTGACACGTTCCTTGTGGAAACCTACTGTACTAACTACGAGATTTACAAAAAAGCCTATGAGGACGTGAAAGAAAACGGTATCCAAACCGAAATAAAAAAAGTCATCCAAGCACAAGGTAGTGGCGAGATTCTAGGCGAGCAATCAATGGGATTTAAGAAAAATCCAGCCGTTGCCACAATGAAAGATGCCACTGAAACACTTAATAAAATAGGTATCCAGCTAGGTCTGACACCTAAAGGACGGGCTGAATTAGCTGAAATAGCCGGAGGGCAAGCGGATAATTCTTCAATGAAAGATAAGATGGCAGCATTCTTCAAATAAAGGAGGTGAAACATGCAAGAGATTGATTTAACCAAGTCAAAAGATGTCATCGGTGCTTATAATAGCATCGATTTTTCTTATGAGCGAAAAAACTATACAGACTATGGCACACAATACTGTTTCAATGTGCTAGATGGCAATATTGTCGCTGGCTACAATATTCAATTAGCATGTTTCCGACACCTCCGAGACTTGCAACGACAAGGGGATAGCGATTTTCCTTATGTCTATTCAGTCGAAGCGTTTAACCGTTTCTTGAAATTCTTGTCTCTAGTGCCTAACGTTGATGATCTTAGCCAAAAACTAGAGCCAATGGATTGGCAGTATTTCATATTTGCCCAACTCTTTGCATGGTTCGATTTAGACGATGTACCAAGGTTTTCAAATATCATTATCTCGATTGCCCGTTCACAAGGTAAAACGATGATAGCTGGTATCTGCCTTAATTTCTCTTATCTGATTGAGATTATCGGGCAAAGTAACCAAGACTTCCTTGTTAGCTCACTAAACTTTGACCAGACAATGAAGCTCTTTACTTACGTTAAGTCTATGATGGCTAGAATCATAGAGAATGAGCCGTTTAAGTCGCTAGCAGAAGAAACACAAGTCCAATTATATTCACGAGAAATTAAATCGCTCGTAGATGCTAACACTATTCATACTATCTCGTTTGAATCTGGTAAATTTGACGGTAAACACTTTAAACTGGCCGTAGCCGATGAGGTAGGTGAGCTTAGAACGGATGAAGGAATTTCTAAAATCACATCCGGACAAGTTAACACCGAAGGCTCACGCTTTATTGAAATTTCAACTTCTTACCAAACGCCCGATGTTCCATTTCATCAAGAGCAGAAAAAACTGATTGAGATTATGGAACGTGATTTTGACCGTTCTGGTGATGATCAGCTATGTTTAATCTGGTCGCAAGATAACTTGGAAGAGGTTTTTAAACCGGAAACATGGTCAAAGAGTAACCCACTACTTAACCACCCTAAACTAAAGGATGGCTTGATGAAAGGGCTACTTTCTGAACGTGATAAGAAGTTACTCATGGGAAAACTTGCCGATTTCCAAGTTAAGAACATGAATTGTTGGTTGCTGGCAGATAGCAATAGTTTCCTTGATTTGACTGATATTGAAAATGCAGTCGTTGATGAATTTGACATCAAGGGGAAACGTGTCTATGTAGGACTGGATGCGTCTATGTTCAGCGATAATACGGCTATTGGTTTTGTTTATCCCTACGTTGCTGGAGACGGTAGTCAGAAATGGCATATCGAACAACATAGTTTTATCCCTTGGCAACAAGCTGGTTCGTTAGAAGCCAAAATGGAACAAGACGGTGTTAACTATCGAGATTTAGAAACCAAGGGCTATTGTACAATCACAAGCCACCCACAAGGGCTTATCAACCCAGAGGAAGTGTACCGTTGGTTCTGTGAGTATGTGGAAGATAATCAGCTTGATGTGGTCTTTTTTGGCTACGATGCTATGGGAGTTTCAAAGATTATCAAGGCCTTGGAATCTAACACTAGTTTCCCACTTATGCCGATTAGGCAGCGTACAAGCGAGCTGAAAGACCCTACAAAATTCCTTCAAACGCTATTTATCGAAGGTAATATCACTCGCCTTGATGATGAGATTATGCGTAAAGCATTGATAAATGCGGTAATTAAAGAAGATAACATCGGTATTCAAGTCGATAAAATGAAATCGACATATAAAATCGACGTGGTGGATGCTCTTATCGATGCGTTTTATGATGGCATGTATGCGTTTGAAGACTACGCCATCACTAACAATCCAACGTGGAAAGTTGAACACATGAGTCAAGAAGCCGTTTTGAATTGGCTAAAAAACCCAGATAGCGGGCTATTAGAGGAGTATTAAGACATGATTTTGAAGTTTTTTAAGGCAATTTGGGCTATTTTTGACATCCTTATGTTTATTTTAGCTGCAATTTCGTTTAATTTAACGACTTACAACCTCGGTTATGTGTGGTTTGGTATCAGTATGACCATTACATTCGTACTAGCAGGTTTAATTAGTGAGCTAGCTAGCAAAAAAGGCTAGAAAGGAGGTGATAATAATTGCCGATATTTAATTTAGCAACCGAAAGCCCACCGAGCAATCAAGGGGGCTTTTTTGATATCACTGATCCAGAGTTTTTAGCTACCTTGAATGGTAGTGAGTGGGTTTCAGCCGAAACTGCTCTTAAAAACTCAGATCTATTCTCTATTATCAGTCAGCTATCTAATGACCTTGCGACTGCTAAGTTAACAACTAGCCGAAAACAAATGCAAGGAATTGTGGATAATCCGTCTAACAATGCTAACCGTTTCAATTTCTACCAGTCAATCTTTGCTCAAATGCTATTGGGTGGGGAAGCTTTTGCGTATCGATGGCGTAATGATAACGGCCGTGATATGAAGTGGGAGTATCTAAGACCATCTCAAGTCTCTTTTAACCGATTGGACAACCAGAATGGTCTTTATTACAACATCACTTTCGATGACCCACGCATCCCACCAAAACAGCACGTACCACAAAGCGACATCCTACACTTTAGATTGCTATCTGTGGATGGTGGTTTGACAAGCGTAAGTCCGTTGATGGCTCTTGGTAGAGAATTGGATATTCAAAAAGCTAGTGATAAGTTAACGCTTAATTCACTTAAGAACGCCCTAAACGCCAATGGTATTTTGAAAATTAAGGGCGGTGGTTTGCTCGATTTCAAAACCAAGGTCTCACGCTCACGACAAGCGATGAAGCAAATGCAAGGCGGTCCGTTGGTACTGGATGATTTAGAGGATTTTACACCTCTTGAAATCAAATCCAACGTGGCCCAACTACTTAAGCAAGCGGACTGGACGACCGGACAATTTGCCAAAGTCTACGGTATCCCAGAGAACGTTGTCGGTGGACAAGGTGACCAACAATCATCACTAGAAATGAGCTCGAATGTGTATTCTAAAGCAGTCGTACGCTACTTAAGACCGTTTCTTAGTGAGTTGTCTCAAAAACTTTCATGCGATGTGGATGCAGATATTTTTCCAGCGGTTGACCCGACTGGTGCTAACTATATCAGCCGTATCAATAGCATGGTTAAAAGTGGCACACTCGCACAAAATCAAGGCTTGTATATTTTGCAACAAGCTGAGATTTTACCTAAAGAGTTGCCGAAGGGTGAAAACCCTAACCGTACCACATTGAAAGGAGGTGAGATAAATGGGCAAGATTGACATTAAAGGCGATATTGTAAGTGATGATGCTGGTGCATTCTACGAATACTTTGGCATGTCTAGTACCTATCCAAAACTGGTACAAGATGCCATTGCTAACGATGAAGATGAAGAAATCACGCTTAATATTGCTTCAAATGGTGGTGATGTGTTCGCAGCAAGCGAAATCTATACAATGCTTAAAGCAAGCGGCAAGCGTATTGTGGTCAACGTACAAGGGCTTGCGGCTAGTGCTGCAAGTGTCATTTCTATGGCTGGCGATACCGTTCGTATCAGTCCAACGGCACATATCATGATTCACAAGGCATCCACTGGCATCGTTGGTAATAGTGATGACCTAGAGCATCAATCAGCGGTGCTTAATAGCATTGATGAATCTATTGCATTGGCTTACGAGATGAAAACTGGTCTTAAACAACCAGAATTACTTGACCTCATGGCTAAAGAAACATGGCTTAATGCTAAAACCGCTGTTGATAAAGGCTTTGCGGACGAAATCATGTTTTTCGACAACGATGAAGAAGAAATCATGGTTACGAATGCCGTACATCAACTACCAAGCAAGTCAGCAATCACTAAATTTAAAAATATGATTGCGACACCTAAGACCAATACTTTGCGTGAGCAGAAATTGGCTATTTTACTTGAAAAATGAAAGGAAGATGATTGATGAAAACATCAAACGAATTGCATGACCTTTGGATTGCACAAGGCGACAAGGTCGAAAACTTGAATGAAAAACTTAACGTAGCTATGCTTGATGATTCAGTTACCGCTGAAGAATTGCAAGCAATCAAAAATGAACGTGACACTGCAAAAATGAAACGTGACATGTTCAAAGAACAATACACTGAAGCTCGTGCTAGTGAAGTAGCTAACATGACTGAAGAAGACAAGAAACCTTTGACTGAAAACGAAGAAGAAGTTAAAGCTAATTTTGTTAAAGACTTCAAAAACCTTGTCCGTGGTCGTTATCAAAACTTGCTTGACTCTAAAACAGACGCATCTGGTTCTGACGCTGGCTTGACTATCCCACAAGATATTCGTACAGCTATCAATACATTGGTCCGTCAATACGATTCATTGCAAGAGTACGTTAATGTCGAAAACGTAACTACTCTTACTGGTTCTCGTGTTTACGAAAAATGGGCTGATATTACTGGCCTTACTAAAATTGATGATGAAGCTGGTCAAATCGGTGCTAACGACGATCCAAAACTTTCTCTTATCCGCTACACCATCAAACGCTATGCTGGTATCTCGACAGTAACAAACAGCTTGCTTGCTGATTCTGCTGAAAATATTCTTGCATGGTTGTCTGGTTGGATTGCTAAGAAGGTTGTTGTTACTCGTAACAAAGCTATCTTGGATGTTATTGCAACACTTCCAACTAAACCAACATTGGCTAAATGGGATGACATTATTGATCTCGAAGCTAAAGTTGACCCTGCCATCAAACAAACTTCATTCTTCTTGACTAACACTTCTGGCTTCACTGCCCTTAAAAAAGTTAAGAATGCAATGGGTGATTACTTGATGGAACGTGATGTGAAATCACCTACTGGATACTCAATCGATGGTTTCATGGTTAAAGAAGTTTCTGACCGTTGGCTTGCTAATGGCACTGGTGGAGCTATGCCATTGTACTTTGGTGACTTGAAACAAGCGGTAACATTGTTTGACCGTCAACACTTGTCATTGCTTTCAACTAACATCGGTGGCGGTGCGTTCGAAACTGATACTACTAAAGTACGTGTTATTGACCGTTTCGACGTTGTTAAAACTGATGAAGAAGCATTTGTTCCAGCGTCATTCAAAGCAATCGCTGACCAAAAAGCCAATCTTACACCAGGAGCCTAATTAGGAGGTAAGTAATGAGTGTATCTAAGGAAACTATCATGCAGACTCTTAATCTGGATGAGACAGACGATACTGCACTCATTCCAGCTTACATTGAATCAGCTCAACAGTATATTATCAATGCAGTCGGTAATGACCCGAAATTCTACGACCTTGATAGCGTGGAATCTTTGTTTGACACGGCTGTAATAGCTCTCGCAAGCACGTATTTCACATACCGGGTGGCTTTAACTGACACAGTAACTTATCCTATCAATCTCACTTTGAATAGCATAATTGGGCAATTAAGGGGCTTATATGCAACGTACAGCGAGGAAAGAGGTGACTAATGGCTAAAGTTAGATACTTACCCTCAGACTTTCGTTTCAAGGCTGATTTTGGCACTTATCAAAGCACACCTAATAAATTTACGGGTGTTAACGTGCCAAAGTTTGTGAAACAGTTTACGTTGCACTATAAACCTCACACTCGTACACTCAATCAAGAGTATTTAGCCCAACAGAATGGCGAAACCGATACAAAAGTTATCGTCATTCGCCACAATGCCAAAGTGGTCGAAGGGCAAGTGGCTGTCCTAAATGGCACTCAGTATGACATTGTGCGAGTTAGCCCAAATGAAAACTTTGGTCTAAACCGCTACGACTTTCTGACTTTACGCAAGCGCAAGAAAGTTGGGTGATGGCTATGGTAGGGCTTGATAAGGCGCTAGAGGGCTGGCTTGAAACAGTCGCTAGCATTAGCGATTTAACACCAGCGGAACAAGCTAAGATTACCACCGCTGGCGCAAAGGTGTTTCAAAAGGAGTTAGAAGATGTAACCCGTGAGAAGCACTACTCAAATAAGAAACATTTGAAGTATGGGCACATGGCTGACGGTTTATCTGTCCAGTCCACTAATGCGGACGGCAGAAAGAACGGTGTGGCAACCGTAGGCTGGAAAAATAATTACCACGCCCAAAATGCTAGACGGTTAAATGACGGTACTAAGAAATATCGTGCCGATCATTTCGTCACCAATGTCCAAAACGATAGCGCTGTTCAAAGGAAAGTGCTATTGGCAGAAAAAGAGGAATATGAGAAACTCATTCGCAGAAAAGGAGGGAAGTGATTAAGTGTTAGCAACCGTAAAACTTAAAGAGTTAATTGAGGGCAAAGAATTTGGTGAAATAAGCGAAGTATATGCAAACAACTTGCCCAAAGAGCTTGAAGAAAACACCGATAAGACAATCGTTTTGCTCACCGAAAGCAATCCATCCCTTGACTTGAGTGGAAATAATACCTTTTTCAGTAAAACAGACAGAGTAGAGGTACAGATTTTTTACAAGGCTGATATTGATTTTGATATCGAAGCCTTTGAAATGGAATTGCTTAAATTCCTAAAATCTGAGCACTACTCAATTACAGATATGAGAGAACACAGTATAGACCCCGACACGTTACAGATTACGGCGGTCTTTTTTGTTGCTCTCGATAAATTAATTTAACAAAGGAGTAATTACTATATGGCAATTGTAGGTTTGAAAATGGTTCGCCTTGCATTGGTTGACCCTAAAACCCAAAAACTTATCAAAGGCAACGATGGTCTTTCAGCAGAAGGCGTTATCGAAGTCGATTCAACTATGCTTGGTACTCGTACCGCTAACATTTCCAACTTGGAAGGTCAAGCAACTAAGATTCCAGGGAACAACTCAGTACAAGATGTAATGATTGCACCAGGTTCTCCAACAGTCGCTTTCGACTTTAATAACCTTGATTTTGAAATTAAGCAAAAATTGCTTGGTTTTAAACCAGACGGCAAAGGTGGATACGTTATGGACGGTGAAAAACCTCACACAGCGGTATTGATCGAATCTGAAACACTTGACCGCAAACACTCAGTATTCTTCGGCTTTGCTAACGGTATTATGCAAGAATCAACTCAAAACGTTGCAACTGATACTGATACTGCTCAAACCCGCCAAGACGATAACATGACATTCAACGCCTTGTCAGCGACTGCGTTCGGTGGTGAGCCTTACAAGAAATACTATTCTGGAGCATCTACGTTTGATAAAACGAATATGTTCAAAGAAGTGTTCGGGGGCTATGTCCTCACAGGAGCTGGTGTACCAGGAATCGGTGGATAATCTAAATAATTCGCAAGAGGTCGGGCTCATGGCCTGACCTCTATTTTTGTTAAAAAAGGAGTAAAGACACAATGGAAATCAGAACTATTCAAATTCCAGAAATCAGTAAGAAAGCATTTAAAGTGACAACAAGCAACCGTAATGTCCTACGCATGCATGAGTACCAACTTGCAGTACTTAAGATTAGTGATACTGTCGAAGATGGTGACACACAAGAGCAAGCACAAGCAAGCTTCACAATCCTTAAAGAAATGCTTGGTTTCATCCGTGCCGTTCTTAACTTGGATGATGAAGCCTATGACAAATTGCTTGATTTGGACAATGAACGTACACAAGAGATTGCTGAAAAATTGGTTGGTTATATGTACGGTTTGACCGATGAACAACTTGAAAACGCCACTGGTGAAGTTGACCCAAAAGACTAAAGTCTAAAGGGGAACAGATTTTTGATTTAGAGAATAGCATTGAGGACTTAAAACTCGTTGCTAAAAAATCAATTCAAGGTTTTGGGTGGACGCTAGATCAATACTACGATACCGATTATTACGAGTTGATGAAAATTTTAAATGCAAAAGAGGAAGAAGATAGGATGGTTGACCCAACATCTTTACTCTAAATATTTAAGGAAAGGAGGAAAAAATAATACATGGCAAAAGTACAAGCTACCATGTCCACCGAAATCGCCTTAGACACGCTTCAAGCGGCTAACTCGATTAAGCGATTAACTCAGTTAGTTAATAGCTCTACAAACGCATGGAAGGCGCAAGAGAGCCAAATGCGTAGCGCTGGGGACTATTTAGGTGCAGCACAAGCCAAGTACGATGGTTTGGGTAATGCTATCCAAAATCAACAACACAAGATTGAGAAACTGAAACAAGAACAGTCTCAACTTAAAGGGAGTACCGCTGAAACTGCTGAGCAGTACCTTAAGTACCAACAACAGATTGACCAAGCGACAACACGTTTGGCATCGTTGGAAAATCAACAGCGACAAGCTAAGAACAGCCTTGACTACCATAAGTCTGGGCTTTCTGAGTTGCAACGTGAGTACAAAGCCCAAAATGAAGCCTCAGACACTTATATCAAGCGTCTGAAAGCCGAAGGCAAAGAGGACGAAGCGAGACAAGAGCAACTTAAGCAATACAAGGGTTCAATTACTAACTTGAATAAGCAGTATGAGACCCAAAAAGAAATGCTTGAGCGTGTCGCTAAACAGTCTGGAAAAACTAGCGATGAATACCGCAAGCAAAAACAACGTTTGGATGAAACGGCTACTAGTCTCGCACATACTAGAAACGCCGCTGACAAGCTCAATGACGAAATCGAGCAAAGTCAACGATCTAGCACGTTCATTGGTCGCTTAAAAGATAGCTTTAAACGCTTAGGAAGTGAAGTCAGTGAAACTGAAACTAAAACCTCACGCTTAAAGGGTATCTTTGGGGCTACGTTTGCAGCTAATTTGATTAGTAACGGTTTCCAAAACGCATTGGGAGCTATTAAGGGCAAGTTTGACGAAATCGCACAATCCAGTGCTGAATATGTTAAATACCAACAAACCATGAACGCCACTTGGTTAACCTTGACGGGTAACGCTGAAGAAGGTAAGAAAATGGTTGACATGACCAACCAAATGGCACAGGCAGCGGCTAACTCAACCGAAATGGTCGATGGTATGAACCAGAAATTCTATGCCGTTACCCACAATACCGAGTTGACTAAACAGCAAACGCAAGCCATTTTGACTTTGCAAGATGCGTTTGGTCAAACCGATGCAGCCGTTGAGAATTTTGCTACTCAATGGGCGCAAATGATTGCCAATGGTAAGGTACAAGGGCAAGACATGATGTCAATTATCAATGTCTTCCCAGAGATGAAAAACCAACTTAAAGAAGTAGCTGCACAAGAGCTTGGCATTGCAGACATGACCGCCGATAAATATGCGGAGCTACAAAAAGATGGTAAGATTACCGCTGAAATGGCACAAAAAGCCTTGTTTGAGTTGCAAGACAAGTACAAGGATGCCACTGCCAATTTCTCAACTACCATTGGTGGTCTTGAAAGAACTATCCAGTCTCGTATGCCGGCGGTAGTTGCTGCTTTCCGTGACCCAATCGATAAAATGAAAAACCCATTCTTACAACAGATTGGGGATTGGGTTGCTGACCCTAACACTGAAACTAAGTTTAAAGATTTAGGGGAGCACGTTTCCAAAGGTCTAGGCACCATCATGGACGCCTTTTCAAAAGTCTTTAATCTAGGCAGTGGGACCGACAAACTCAATGGCTTCATGGACGGTCTCAACAAGACTGTTGATAATGTTAGTAAAACCATTGCTAATAACGCCCCTAAAATTGTAGCTTTCTTCAAAGAAGTTAAAGACAGTCTAGGTTCGGTCTTAAGTATCGGCAAAGACTTTGCTAGTGGCGTTTGGGAAACCGCAGTGGGCATGATTAAAGGTGTCGCTTGGGCTTTCAATCTCATGACTGGCAACGGCAAAAAAGCCAAGGGGCCAGTAACGTCACTGTCCAAGGCTTTGGGTGGCATTGCAAAACATAAAACGGCTATTAAAACAGTCGGTTCTTTGTTCGCTGCTTATTTTGTAGGTTCTAAGGTCGCTCTTGGAATAACGGCAGTCGTTAAAGGTATCCACGCATGGCGAACAGCCACAGTCGGAATGACAGCGGCACAAAAGGCAATGAACTTAGCTATGGCTTCAAACCCTATCGGTTTAATCGTGGTTGCAGTAACTACGGCTATCGCTGCCTTGGTATTGCTTTACAAACACAACAAGAAATTCAAAGCCTTTGTAGATGGCATGTTTTCTGCTGCTAAAAAAGCCTTTGATAAGATTTTTAAAGTGACAAAAGAAATCTTTGGCAAAATCATTGATTTCTTCAAAAAGGACTGGAAACAGGTCCTTTTATTTATTGCCAATCCGATTGCTGGGGCGTTTGCTTTAATTTACAAGCACAACAAGAAATTCAAGAAATTCGTTGATGGTATCGTTAAGAGTATCAAGGATGGTTTTTCTGGTGCTGCCAAATGGCTCGGTAAGACATGGGATGGCATGAAGAAGACTTGGACTGGTGCGATGGACTCAATGGCCAAGAGCGCTAAGAAAGGCTTCGAACAAACAAAGAACTACTTCACGGGTGGTGAAAAAGGCATTAAAGCCTTTACTAATACTGCTAAGAAGTTGCTTGTCATTTCCAATCCAGTAGTAGCTGGGTTTGAATTGATGTACAAGCACAACAAACCATTCAAGAAATTTGTTGATAGCACGGTTGACCACGTCAAGGATATGGCTAAAGGCGTTGAAAAGCACATGAGTAGCCTTAAGAAAGACTGGGGCGAAAAATGGGACAATGTCAAGAAGTTCGCATCTAAAACGTGGGAGAATATCAAGGGTAATGCTAGTGAAGCGATGATTGCTCTTGGCAAGGACATTGACAAGAATCACAAGGGTATCAATAAGAACTGGTTTGATGGTTGGGAAAACTCTAAAAAATTCCTATCTAAAAAATGGGATGAAATCGGAGCGTTAACGCAAGAGAAATTCGGTGTTAATATTACCAAACTAATCACCGACGCATTGACCAATATCGCTAAGTTCTTCAAAGATACTTGGGATAATGTTAAAAAAGGCTTTGGCGAAATGTGGGACGGCATGAAGAAACTTGCCGGAGACGGTATCAATGCTGTCATTGCTCTTCCAAACGCTGGTATCGACGGTATCAATAAACTTATTTCTGATTTTGGCGGTAGCAAAGAAGCTATTTCTAAAATTCCGAAAGTTAAGTTTGCCGGTGGTACTGGTTTGTTTAGCTCATACCGAAACCCAATTACTAAGCCTACGTTAGCTACGCTTAATGACGGTTACGACAGTCCGGAAACCAACAACCAAGAAATGGTCATTCTGCCTAATGGTAAGTCATTCTTGCCGCAAGGGCGAAATGTTGAGTATCTCTTGCCAGCTGGTTCGGAAGTTATCAATGCCAGTGAATTGGCAATGCTTATGGGCGTAGAACGTGGAGCCTTTGCAAAAGGTACTGGTTTCTGGTCTAAAATCTGGGATACTGCTACCAATGTGGCGGGCTCAGTCTGGGACACTATGAAAAACGGTGTCGATAAATTCATGAAAATGATTGAATTTGTGACCGATGTCGTTAAAGACCCGGTTGGATCATTAGCTAAGAAATTCAGCCCCAACGCTGATAAGTTAGCTGGCATGTTCAACCCACTCGGTAATGCGCTTTATAAGAAACCTATCGAAGAAGCTAAAAACTGGTGGAAAGAGCTTTGGTCTATGGCCAATGCCTCAATGGACGAAGGCACAGTGGCAATGGGTGCCAAAGGTGATGATTACCGTTTCAAAGACAAGGCAAAAGATGCTGGAGCTGACCCTTGGGGTTATTTCTTCCGTGAGTGTGTATCATTCGTTGCAAGCCGTTTGGCAAACCTTGGTGTCAAACCTAGTCTATTTAGTCATCTCGGTAACGGTAACCAGTGGATTTCTGCGAGTGTACCACACTTAAGCAGACCAAAACCGGGTACAGTAGCCGTCTACACTGGCGGACCAGTATCAAGCAACCACGTTGACTTTGTCACAGCCGTACATGGTGATACCTATGACGGTGAAGAATATAACTACGGTGGCAATGGTCAGTATCACCAATACGCTGGACGACATATTTCAAACGCTGCTACCTTCCTTGATTTCGGTGTTCGAGACAGTGGAAGTAGCGGTGGTGATGATAGCAAACCACTTAAGGACAGAAACAATCCACTCCAAACTTTGATTAAACGACAAGTTGGTGGCATGTTCGACTGGATTAAAAAAACACTTGGTCCATTGCTCAGCCCAGCCGGTGGTGGCGAAGACGGTCCGCAAGGTACTGGTGTTTCTCGTTGGCGTGAATCGGTTGTTAGAGCCTTGAAGGCTAACGGTATCGAGCCGAATGACTTCCGTGTGTCTAAGATTTTGGCGACAATTCAACGTGAATCTGGTGGTAACCCTAACGTACAAAATAACTGGGATAGTAACGCAAGAGCTGGCACGCCATCCATTGGTTTGATGCAAACTATTCAACCAACATTTGACGCTTACAAGCACGCAGGACATAACAATATCCGTAACGGTTATGATAACTTGCTTGCTGCAATCAACTACATCAAACACCGCTACGGAACATCAGACGCAGCCTTTACTCGTGTAGCCGCTTATGGCTATGCTAACGGTGGTCTAGTCCATAAGAATGGTGTTTATGAATTAGCTGAGGGGGACATGCCAGAGTATGTTATCCCAACAGACATTGCCAAACGTGGTAGAGCGTGGCAATTACTTACTGAAGCAGTGGCACGTTTTGCGGGTGATGCACCACAAGGCAACCACGATAGCACATCAGATCATGAGCGTGTTTCTGTATTGGAAAGCAAGCTAGACATCATGATTGACTTACTCGGTCAGTTGGTAATTAATGGCTCTAACCCTATTGAAGTTAGAAACATCATCGATGGTAGAAGCGTGTCAAACGGGTTAGCACCGTTTATGACCAAGGCAACAAACGATTACGAACGCAGACAAGCGTTGCTAGGAGGTAGCATTATTTGATAGGAATGTCAGTCATTTTTGACGGTAAAAACTTAACCGAATTATTTAATGAAGGTCAAGGGCGTACCGTTCCAGTTGATGTCACAAAAAACGTGGCATCCAATTTTAACAATAACTATCAAGACCAAGGGCGTAGGCGTTATGGTCAGCAATTCCTATACAGTACCTTGTCAGTCAAGCAAATTCAAGTGTCGTTTACCCTAGTCGGAAACTACGACTACTTTAATGCTATTGCTGAAACGTTGGGCGGTTATCTTAATGTTGATAAACCAAAAACATTGATTTTTGGCGACGAACCTAACAAGGTTTGGGAGGCCATCCCGTCTGGTCAAGCGTCGCTTACAGTAGACAAGAACACGGCACCGATTACCGCAACAGTAACGGTTACGTTCGATGTTCCGAAAAGCTATGGTGAAAACAAGGCACAAGCCTTGGTAAGTAGTGACGGTGAAACAAAATACGGCAGTATTAAAAAGGTTTCGACTGGACACTACAAGGCGACCTTGAAAAACTTTGGCACGGCTGAAACCTACCCAGACATTAAACTGAAATTCAACTCAGATAATGGTTGGGTTGGTGTTGTGAAATCGTCTAGCGAAAGCTATGAGATTGGCAATCCGAATGAAGCCGATACACGTACAGTTAAACAATCTGAAATTCTGTTCGACTATGTTTCTAACAACTGGATTACCAACGGGTTTGCAGTTGGTGCTAAAAACCAAGGGCGTTTTAACGATAACTTGCAAAGTTTGAACGGGACACTTGCGATCGATAACGCATGGGGAAGACCTCACATTGCCTTGACTAGTCGAGGTAGTGGCTCAACCTTGCTACGTGGTAGCTCGATTACATGGGAGATTCCAGCGGATAGCAACCGAGAAAAAGGCTCACTGTATGAATATATGTGGTGGAGACAGATTTTTTGGCTCGGTGCATCTAACGAGTGCGGATATATCAAAATATCTGTTACGGATGCAAACGGCACATTCCTCTACGGCGTGGAAACCCTTAAACATGTCAACGGTCTAGGTTGCGAGTATCGTTTCCTTGCTAGTGACGGTAACGGAAGTTATCGAACACTAGACAGGAAATCATTCTGGGGTACGCATATCCAAACCCAAAACCCATTTAATGAGCCACAAGGTTGGTCGGATATGCAACGGTTTGATGATGAAATACAATTTTATTACCAAGGCGGATACCCTAGATTTAAGATACCTGAAATCAAAGGGAAGAAATCAGCAAAAATAAGTGTTGGTTTCTTTGGTCTTGGTGATGCACCGCTTGTAACCCACATGTATCTTGATAGCTTTGTCTATCGGAAAGATTATGTAAACAAAGAAGAAGATATCCCTAACCGTTTTCGTAAGGGTTCTATCCTAGAGATAGACATGGCTAAAGGCAAGACCCTACTTGATAACTTGCCAGCGTCTAACGAGCTAACTTACTTATCCGAGTCGTTTAGTATCGGCACGGGTAAAACTGAAATCGATATCTATACATCTAGTTGGACAAGGACTGACCCAACAATTGAAATTACTTGGAAGGAGCGTTTTGTTTAATGCAAATTTGGATTCATGATAAGAATATGCGCAAGGTGTGTGCGTTAAATAACAACGTTCCTGGCATGTTGCCATATTCTAACAGTCAATGGCACACTTATCTTGAATACGCAACGAGTACATTCGATTTCACAATTCCTAAGATCGTCAATGGAAAACTGCATGAAGACATCAAATATATCAAAGACGATATGTTTGTTTCGTTTTATTACGATAACTCTTATCAAGTTTTCTATGTGTCGCAATTAGTCGAAAACGATACAACATTCCAAGTGACATGTAATAACACTAACTTGGAACTGGCACAAGAGCAGTCAGTTGCTCTTAAAAGTAACGGCGCTCAAAGTATTGCGTGGTACCTCGAACACCTTGAAATTCTAGGATTTACCAATCTTGAAATCGGAGTTAATGAAGTTTCTGATAAAACAAGAACGCTTGAATTTGAGCCACAAGAGACAAAACTGGCACAGCTACACAGTCTCATGTCTAAGTTTGAGGCTGAATTTGCCTTCCGTACCGAATTGAACCGAGACGGTACAATCAAGCGTTTTACTATTGATATCTACCAGATTCCAGACGAAAACCACCACGGAATTGGCAAGGCTCGTGAGGATGTGGTGCTACATTATCAGAATGAACTCAAAGGCGTTCAAGTAACGAGTGATAAAACCCAGCTATTTAATGCTGGGGTGTTCACTGGTGCGGATGGTGTTAACCTTGAAAGTGTCGAGTTTGAAGAAAAGAACGAGTTAGGACAAGTAGAGTTCTACTCACGAAAAGGTAGTAGTTATGTGTTCGCTCCACTATCTAGGGAGCGTTACCCATCTACAATGAACCCAAACAATGCTGATAACTGGACACGTAAGGACTTTCAAACCGAGTACAAGGATGTCAATTCACTAAAAGGCTACGCATTACGTACCATTAAGCAATACGCTTATCCATTAATGACCTATACAGTCGATGTCCATTCTAGTTTTATGGAAAACTATAAGGATGTTAACCTAGGGGACACCGTTAAAATTATCAATAGTAATTTTAGAGATGGACTAGCCTTAGAAGCTCGTGTAACTGAAATGGTTGTTAGTTTCGACATGCCACTCAATAACTCGGTTGTGTTTTCGAATTACCGTAAAATTGTCAACAAACCATCCGACGATTTGCAACAACGTATTGATGAAATCGCAGCAAGAGCCTTGCCTTATCGTGTCGAAATTACGACAACAAACGGCACAGTGTTTAAGAATGGCGTTGGACGCTCTACCGTTCGTCCAGTCTTGAAACAAGGCGATAAAACAATTAACGCTACATGGCGTTTTGTGATTAACGGTGAAATCAAATACGTTGGGATGACCTACGACATGGTAGCGTCAGACATTACCCAACCAACCGCCTTGACGGTTTCGGCATGGGTAGATAATAAAGAAGTAGCTTCAGAAGAAGTTACTTTTTTAAATGTCTCAGACGGTAAAAACGGGGCTAAAGGCGACCCCGGACCTAAAGGGGATAAAGGCGATAGAGGTAACGATGGCTTACCCGGAAAAAACGGTGTAGGTCTCAAATCTACCACTATCACTTATGGCATGAGCGATAGTGACACTGTGATGCCTACGAGCTGGACGGCAAACCCACCTATTTTAGTTAAAGGTAAATACCTATGGACCAAAACGCAATGGATGTATACGGACCTATCTAGTGAAACTGGATACCAAAAAACATACATCCCACAGAACGGTTCTAAAGGTGATGATGGTCTGCCCGGTAAGGATGGCGTGGGGTTGGTTAATACCACCTTGCGTTATGCGAAATCTACGGACGGTGTCAACAAACCGTCTGGCAGTGTGGTAGCAACCCTAAATAATAAATACCAACCATCTGGTTCAACCATAGACAACCTTATCATGACTGGTCAGCGTGTTCGGTTGGAAGAGGGCAAGACTTACATCTTATCCGCTGAAACGAATGGTAGTTTCACCAATCAGCACAATACGGCAACTAGCAACAACAACGCTACAATTTGGATAATCAACCCTAGTTTTAGTACATGGGCTATTATTTCTGACAGCAACACGGCAAATGGTACGAGATACACGCACAACCGCCCTACTGGAGAATATGAAATCCGTGTCAATACCTACACTACAGATAATTCAATATGGATTAAAAATATCGTATTTGAAGATGGTACATGGTCACCAGACATCCCAACGGTTAACCCCGGCGAATACCTATGGACAAGGACGACATGGTTCTATTCAGACGGAACGAGTGAGCAAGGTTTTTCAGTCGCTAAGATGGGCGAACAAGGACCCAAAGGAGACCGTGGGAATGATGGGATACCGGGCAAGAATGGTATCGGTATTAGAGATACTAGCGTTCTATATGGACTATCTATGGCTGAAACCGTGCCACCTACGGCGTGGTATCAAAACCCACCAGCGTTGGTTAAAGGGCAATGGTTCTGGACTAAGACGGTTTGGACCTATACCGACAATACCACTGAAACGGGCTACCAAAAAACCTACGTAGCAAGAGACGGCAACGACGGTAATAACGGTATCGCTGGTAAGGATGGTGTCGGTATTCGAAGCACAACCATCACTTATGCACAAGGTACATCCGGAACGGTAGCACCAACGACTGGTTGGACTAGTCAAGTACCCAATGTGCCAGCAGGGCAATACCTATGGACCAAGACAGTTTGGACCTACACTGATAACACGAATGAAACTGGATACTCGGTTTCTAAAATCGGTGAGCAAGGCCCGAAGGGTGATACTGGTGCTAAAGGTGACCGTGGTTTAACTGGTCCTCAAGGGCCGCAAGGCCTAACCGGTCCTGTCGGCCCTCAAGGTTTGCAAGGTCCAAAGGGCGACCAAGGTATACCCGGTGTCAAAGGTGTTGATGGTAAAACACAGTACACCCACATTGCCTACGCCGATACCGTGTCTGGTAGTGGTTTCAGCCAAACCGACACCAACAAGGCATTTATTGGTATGTACCAAGATTTCAACGCTACAGATAGCCGAAACCCGCAAGACTACCGCTGGAGCAAATGGAAGGGTAGCGATGGACGGGATGGTATTCCGGGGAAAGCTGGAGCAGACGGAAGAACGCCTTACGTTCATTTTGCTTATGCGGATAGCGCTGATGGTCGAAACGGTTTCAGTTTGACACAAGACGGGAACAAGCGTTATTTGGGTGTATGTACTAACTTTGACAAAACAGACAGCACCAACCCAGCCGATTACTCATGGAACGATATGACCGGCAGTGTTTCGGTTGGTGGCGAAAACCTAATAACTAACTCAGCCTTTCCGGATAATTTGGATGGTTGGGGCTATTGGGAAGCATCACAACCTAACTCAAATTTATCTGTTTCAAGTCATTCACTCTATTACAATGGCTCGAAACCAATGTTTTTGTTAGCAACAACAACAACAACAACAACGCCAAGCGCTACGCTGAGATTCCCAGTGAAACGAAACACTAACTATTCTCTTAATGTTTCGATTTTGGCAGGCGGTAACCTAAAGGGAATGGATATCTATTTTCTTGGTCGCCAATCAAACGAAACTAAAGTGTT